TGGAGGCGTTTACGCCGGTATTCAAAGAGTTGGGAATAACTCAAGAGCAAGCGCAGAAGTTAGCTGATACGTATGCTCCGTTGATTGCTAATAAAACGGAAGAAGCCAGGCAACAGGCGTTAAAAGAGTATCAAGAAACCGTCGAAGGATGGAAGAAAGATACTATTAAAGAGCTTGGTGTTGATAGCGCGAAGAAGTTGGCTTATGCGGCAAAAGCAAGAATGAAGTTTGGTGATGAAGAGTTTAAAGAAATGGTAAACGAGTTGGGTGTTGGAAACCATCCTGCGTTAGTTCGATTTTTAATTAAAGTCGGGCAGAGTATTAGCGAGGATAAGTTTCCAGATTCAACAGAAAAAGGGAAATCAGACCCGTTAAAGGTCATGTATCCCACTATGAAGTAATTGAAAGGAGAAATTAACTATGGCTGCATTATCAAGTTATATGCCGACATTGGTGGATATAACAAGAATTCTAGATCCAAATGGCAGTATTGGGTCAGTTGCTGAGATTTTACAGGAATACAACGAAATTCTTGAGGATATTCCATGGTATGAAGGCAATTTACCAACAGGACATCAGTTAAATATTAGGACAAGTAAACCTACGCCTACGTTTAGGTTATTGAATCAAGGTGTTGTACCTGCAAAGAGTACGACTGGCCAGATTGTTGAAGGTTGCGCTATTCTCGAAGCACGAAGCCATATTGATAAAGATGTGGCTGAGTTGAATGGCAATACAGCAGCATTCCGGTTATCTCAAGACAGGGCGTTTATTGAAAGTCTTGGAGATACATTATCAACAGCGTTGATATACGGTGATATTTCAACTAATCCAGAACAGTTTAACGGTCTATCGTCAAGGTATTGGTCATTGAGTGGTGAAACGACATCAGCGCAAGTTTTAACTTGTGGTGATGCTGGGTCAAGTATTAATACGTCAATTTGGCTAGTAGCATGGGCGCCAGATAAAGCGTTTGGTATTTATCCAAAAGGTACAAAAGCAGGGTTACAGCATGAGGATTTAGGTATTCAAGAAGTTATTACAAGCACAACTACAGGCGCAACTATGCGAGCATATGTTTCCTGGTTCCAATGGAAATGTGGTCTTGCTATTGGCGATTATCATAATGTAGTTAGAATTTGTAATATTGATACAACAGCGCTTTTAACAGCAGGTGACAGCACAGATACGTCAGCTAATGTTTTAAAGGGTATGAGCAGGGCGTTAGATTTGTTACCTCCTGGAGCATCACGACCAGTGTTCTATATGAATCAAAGAGTACGGTCAATGTTAAGAGTTAAAATGCAAGATAAATCTAATTTGCATTTAAGGTTAGACGAGTTAATGGGGCCGAGCGGTGTTCGCAGGAATACGTTAACATTTCAAGGAGTTCCTTGCCGCAGAGTAGATTCTATTCTTAACACAGAAGCAGCGTTAACTTAAGAATATTGAGAAAGGAGAAAGATAAATGATTTTAGATAATTTTTTATTGCTAGCTGATACAGTCACAACAACGACTGCTGCTGCGTCAACTGATTATGTTGATACATTAGCTGCTGGTGACGCTAATGTTGGCGCATGGTTTGTTGTTAAGACTGAGAGTACAGCGTTTACTGCTACAGGTACGGTGACTGTAACATTTCAGTTACAGACTTGTGCTGCAAGTGGGTTTGGGTCAAGTGAAGCTACTGCTGGAACAACGTTAGCTCAATCTGCTGCGTTTACATACGACCAATTAACTGCTAATAAGATAGTTTATAAGGTTAGGATTCCACCTGGTGCGTTAAGGTATTTGAGAGGATATTATTATCCTAATCCAAATACAGGGTCAAATCGTATATCTGCGTGTAGCTATTCAATGTTTATAGTACAAGATGCTGATATAAATGCTCTTGTAGCTCAAGAGTAATAAGATAGGAGTTGATTAATGAAAACGTATAAAGTAATTAGAGCAACGGTAGGATATAAAAGACGATACTGGAATGAAGGCGAGATTGTAGAGCTAGAAGATTCCGACACGCCGCCTATTCATTTTGAGTTAGTTAAAGGTTCTCAACCTAAAATTGAGCCAAAGACTGATGAAATAGCGTTTTCACAAGTAGGGATACCGCCAAAACCGACACATGGTTTTGCGTATCAAGCTGAAGAAACAGCACCTAAGAGAATGTCAACGTTCAGCGATAGTAAAAAAAATAAAAGAAAGTAACATTCATGGGGCGGTGAAATATCCGTCCCATGATTTTTTAAGGGGCAAACATGGCGAGCCAAGTTGATATTTATAATTTATCGTTAAATCATTTAGGTATGCGTGAAGTGTCCAGTATAACAGAAGATACTCCGTCGGTAGATGCGTTAAATACATTTTATCAACCGTGTCTTGACGATTTGTTTGGCGAGTATAAATGGCCGTTTGCTACTGTAAAAGCGGCGTTGGTAAGCGCAACTGATACAACAGCAGAGCTTGAATGGAGTTATATTTATGTTAGGCCAACTGCGGCCGCTACGGTATGGTACGTTTATAATGAATCTACTTTAACAACAAAAGATGAACAAGAGTTTGAAGTCATTTACCAATCGTCAACAAACAGGCGGTTGATATGTAGTAACCTTGAAACGGCGTATGCTGAGTATACGCATAAATTATCAGATACGACTTTATATTCCCCGAAATTTGTTTTAGCGTTAAGTTATAAACTTGCTGCCAGTTGCGCTGGTACGTTGTTACGAGATATTAAGACTGGTAGCCAGATAATGGAAATGGCTACGATGTATATTCAAGAGGCAAAGAGAATTGGGTTCTCTGAAAAGAGAAAGAAAGTAACTCCAACAAGCGCATATAAATCAGCGAGATAATGCCATATACTCACGCACAAACAAGTTTTGCCGCAGGGGAATTAAGCCCGTTTCTTTATAGCCGTGTTGATTTAGCGAAGTATGTTACTGGTGTAAAGACTAGCCGTAACTTTTACCAACATCCTCATGGTGGCAGTTCAAATCGGCCAGGCATGAAGTTAGTCGCTAGACAAGGCGATGAAACTACAAAAGCAAGAGTCATTCCTTTTATATTTTCAGATACAGAAGCGTATACGTTAGAGTTTGGCGATCATTATATCAGGTTTTTTACAGATCAAGGGCAGATAACTGCTGATACTCCGACAACATGGAGTGCGGCCACAACTTATGCCGTTGACGATTGGGTAACGTATGGCTCTGCGACAAGTTGGTATTTATCTATTCAGGCAGGTATAAACAAACAGCCAGATGTTGAAACAGCTTATTGGAAAGCTCAGACAGAGTATGAAATATATTCACCGTACGGGTATGCTGATTTACCGTATTTAGATGTTAAGAGTTCAGCAGATGTTATATACATTTTCCATCCAGATTATCAGACGAGGAAACTTGTTCGTTCAGGAAATGCATCTTGGGCGTTTTCGTTGTTTGCTCCGCAAGACGGGCCGTTTTTAACTGAAAATGTTGATGAAAGTGTGTCGATTAATGCTGCTGCGGTAACTGGAACAGGAGTAACGTTAAGTGCTGCAAGCGCTGTTTTTGATTCAGATCATGTTGATGCATTATGGAAACTTATTCATTATGTAGAAGGCCAAGCTGCGTCAAGTTCGTTTACAGGGACAGGGTCGGGGACAGCTATTAAATGTTTTACAACATGGCGGATAATTAGTCATGGAACATGGACTGGAAAGTTTAAGATTGAAAAGTCAACCGATGGCGGGACAACATGGACAGTGTTAAGAGTATTTACTGGCGCAAATGATTTTAATGTTAATACATATGGGACAGAGGATATTGAAATAAACGAAGTACCGTTTTTGATACGAGCGACGTGTCATGCGTTTACTAGCGGGACAATTAATGTGGATTTAACAACAGACCCGTTCTATCAAGAAGGGATTATTGAAATAACTGAATATGTAAGCACTACTGCAGTGAAAGGAACAGTATTACAAGAAATAGCAGCAATAACAGATACAACCAGTTGGGCAGAAGGGGCATGGAGTGATTATCGTGGGTGGCCGTCAGTTGGTGCATTTCAGGATGATAGGTTATGCGCCGGTGGAACATATACAGAACCGATGACGTTAAAGATGAGTAAGACTGGCAATTATGAAAGTTTTGGGAAGAACCAAATAAGTTTATTAGATACGGATTCAATAAGTACAAATTTGTTAAGTCGGCAGATTAATACACTGAATGGGTTAGTACCGTTAGGTGATTTAATAGGGTTTACAACAGCGTCGGAGTGGCGAATTGGGTCAGGGGATGACGTTTTAACACCTACTACGGTAAGAACAAAAGTACAGGGGTATCGTGGGTCGAGTGGGATTACGCCGGTGGTTATCGGTAACCAAGTAATTTTCGTTCAAGCGAATGGTAAAGTTATTCGTAATTTAGGATATGATGACGCATCTGCTTCGTTTACTGGGATAGATTTGAGAGTGTTAAGTGAACATTTGTTAGAAGGGCATACTGTTATTGATATGGCGTATCAGCAAGACCCTGATAGTATTGTATGGATATTAAGAGATGATGGGATACTATTATCTTTAACGTATATGCAAGAACATGAAGTAATAGCGTGGTCGTGGCATGAAACAGAAGGCACGATTGAAAGTATTTGTGTTATACCTGCCACTGGATACGATGAATTATGGCTGAGTGTTTCACGTGAAACGGGAAGGTTTATTGAACGTATGGTTGACCGTATGTCGTCAACTGATGTTCAAGACCAGTATTTTGTTGATTGCGGAATATCGTATGACGATCCTGTGGCTATTTCTCATGTTACACAAGCAGACCCAGGTGTTGTGACGTGTGCAGCAGCGCATGGGTTAGTTGACGGTGATTATGTCGATGTTTCTGATATTGTCGGGATGACTGAATTGAATACATATAGATACAAAGTGAATAATGCTACAGCTGATACATTTGAATTGACTGAAGAAGATAGCGGCGATGATGTATCAACAACATTGAATCAGGCATATGTAAGCGGTGGGTATGTTAGAAAAGCATATACAGCATTTACAGGATTAGACCATTTAGAAGGAATGACAGTGGCTATTCTTGGAAATGGGAATGTATTTCCACAAGATGAAGTTGTTAGCGGAACAGTTACGTTATCAAGCGCGTGTTCAAAAGTACATATTGGGTTGCCATATATTTGTGATTTAGAAACTTTAAATATCGAGTTAGCGTTAAGTAGCGGTTCGTTGCAAGGAAAGAAAGTCAAGATTGGGAATGTAACATTTCGTGTTTTAAATACACGTGGTGGGTATATTGGCCCTGATTCTGATAATTTGCATGAAGCGTTTATTCCGAATAGAGAGCGATTAGGGTTAGCGCCGTCGTTATATTCTGGCGATGTAAGAGAACCGTTAGGTGGGGAGTTTGGTGATGGGGCAAGGGTATTTTATCGACAAATTGATCCCCTGCCTGTGACAATTACAGCGATTTATTCAGATATTGAGGCTGGTGGGTAATGGAATACTATAACAAAAATGGGATTAGAGTTAGGAATACCAAAAAAGAAGATATTGAATATTTAAAAGATAAGTTACGGGTTGAAGATACCCGAGAGATATGGAACAGTCATCATCATTTACCTGAAGATGCGTTAAGGTTATCGTTAGAGAAATCGTTGTTTGCTTTGACTATTGAGAATGGATGCCCAATTGCTGTTTTTGGAGTAACAGTTGAGAATGTGCTTGATAGTAAAGGTGTTATTTGGATGTTAGGAAGTAGGGATTTGGAGAAAATTAAGATACGGTTTTTAAAAAATTGTAAGAAGTTTATTAGAATGTTTTTAGATGCGTATCCGTATTTAGAGAATTATGTTGATTGTGATAATAAGCACACTATTGAATGGTTAAAGTTTTGTGGCGCGGTAATTGAACCGCCGATTGTGTATGGTGTTGAAGGTAAGAAATTCTGTCATTTTTACTTTAAAAGGGGAAGATAGATGTGTGATCCTGTAACATTAACAGCAATAGCGATGGGTGTAACTGCAACAGCAGGTGGAGTTAGTGCCTACAGTTCCTATAAACAAGGTGCTGCTACTAAGAAATACTATGATTATATGGCTGACCAAAGCCGTATTGAAGGTGAGTCGGTGTATAAAGCAGGGAAGAAACAAAGTGAGTTAGTTCAAGAATCTGCTAAACAGGAAGGCAAAAGGCATAAGATAGGTACTGCTGAATTAGCGTCAACGCAAAGGGCTGCGATGGTAGCTAACGGTATGGATTTAAGTTCTGTAACTGCTCAGGATATAGCATCTGATTCAATGAGTAAAGCTAAGTTAGATGAAATTTCTATGCGATACAATGCTGATGTTAAGTCATGGAGCATTATGGAAGATTCAAAGTATAAACGATGGAGTGCGAATGTGCAAGCTGACCAGTACGGGTATGCCGGTAAGAGTGCCAAGAAAGCAGGTAAGATGGAAGCGTTTAATACGTTGTTAAGTACGGCGGCTAGTGTTGCGTCAATGTCAACTGGGTTATTAAAGCCAAAAGGAGTATCACCTAAGCAAATGGAAGATTATGTTGCTGGAGGCAAGAAAACATGGTAATTAGAGTTCCACAATATAAACAGCAAGTCGGGTTAGATATAGCTAGTGTGCCTGTTCCACAACAGCCACAGCCGCCAGCGTCTGCTTTTGGTATTGACCAATATAAAGCGTTAGAAGGGTTAGGCGAAGTTGGTATGAAGATAGGCCAACAGTTAGCTGCCAGAGCCGTAGAGAAACAGAAAATTGAAGCTGATTCGATGAATGAACAGTTAAAGACTGAATGGTTGGCTGATACACAAACAAGGTTGATGAGTAATGATGATGAAGAAGTTGAAATCAATGGACAGAAGGTTACTCGAAAGTATGGGTTATTGAATAGGAAAGGTCTTGATGCAAAAGAAACGCCAAACGAGTTTGATAAGTATATAATTGAAAATGCTGATAAATATTTAACTCGTTCGCTGACAGGTGAACACCAATCTGAATTATTAGAGTTTATTGAATCTCAAAGAAGCAATAAACGTGAAGTTTTGTTAAAGCACGCTATCAAAGAAGAAAATAATTATCACGATAACAATTTTAAAGCGTCGATTGCTCAACATAAAGATGATGCTTATTTGGCTGATAATGAAAAAACGTTACGATCGTCTATTGACAATGTAACTGAATCTAGGGCTAAATATAACCAGTTTCTTGGGGTCGATAAGAAAGAAGGTGAACGGCTTCTTCAGGAAGATGTTAAAGATATTGTTGAAAAGGCTATTGATTCGGCGTTGGTTCAGAATATCACTGGAGAAAAAGCTACTACGATATTGTCTTACGCTAAGAAAGATTTATCAAAAGAGAATATTGATAAGCTAGAGAAGAAAATTAAAGACCAAAGCAATAAGTTGGTTAAGGATTTTAAAGTACAGAATGAACATACAAAGTTAATTAATGGAGTTGAGTTAATTAAGGCAGTTGTTTTAGACGGCAAGAAAGTTGATGCTTCAAGTATATCAACAATGCTTAATAGTGGCGAGATTGATGAGAAATTAGGTTTATCATTAATTAAGGTTATTAATACTCCGTTAAAAGAAGGTGATTTAGATGATGAAGGTGTGGCTCAATTTACAATAGATAGGTTAAACGCTTTATTTGACGCTAAGGATGATAAACAGATAACTGATGTGTTGACTACTATGATGCAAGGGCTAGGCAAAAATCAATCTGATTTAAGCACAATGAAAGTTATTGTTGATACTGCATTAAAACATTCTGGAATAACTAAACAAGAAGGCGCTTGGGGATGGATTAAGACTTCGTTTGACGCAGTTAAGAATTGGGTATCTAACGCAGGGGTTGAGCAAAAGACTGCTGTTGGTGTGGTTAAGAGTTTGTTTGCTAATATAAACAATGGCAAGACGCCGGATGAATCCGCTGAAATGGCTATTCAGGAAGAAATTAAACGACAATCCTCGACTGATAAGAAAGAAAAGAATTTAATCCAGAAGTTTATTGATTATTTAGGTGATGCTATTTTTGCCGACGAAGATGATATGTCGTTAATGAATAATGTTGATAAAGAAGTGTACTCTTATTTAGTAAAAACAGGGTTGCCTATAAACGAAGCGGCGCAAACATCGAAGCAAGCAATAGACAGCGCTAAACAAGGTGATTTATTTTCTGATAGGTTAATTGCTTTTTCAGATGCAGTTCAACAAATAGCTCCGTCATTAAGGTTTAACGCTGATAAGTTACAAGCTAGTATTGATAAAATAAAAGAAGCAGAAACGTTTGATATATCTCAATGGAATCCGTTTGGTGCTAGTGTTGCTGAAGCAAGTGAAGGAGAAGAACGTAAGACTGTTGACGCCGGTGAAGATTTACCTTTACCACAAAAGATATTGTCTAGTGAGATAGCTAATAAAATTACAGATATGGTTACCGGCGGTATGAGTCTTAGTGAGGCGGAGGCGTTAAGAAGTTCTACGATAGAAGATTTAAAGGAGTTGCCAAAGGATGTTTTGTTATTTACGAAACTTATTTTTAATTCTGTTGGAGATGAATTTAAAAAAGCGAATGATTTTGTAACTGACCCTATTGGGGCATTGAATAAGATTCTAAAAGGGAAATCTGATGAAGAAATTAAACGTGAAATAAATAAGTATAAGATTGAAAGAGAAGGTACGTTACGATTATTAGGCAGGATATTTACGCCGATATCAAGAGTTATCGAAGGAGCAAGAGGGGCAATTCGGACAGGGATTGAAACTAAAAGTTTAAGTGAAATGATAGAAGGCGGAGTAAAAACATTTCTAAAGCCAGAAGAAAGCAAGACAATTACTTCATTAATACCGTTTCAGAAATGGGAGTTAGAGGGTAGTTCTACGGCAGAATCTGTTTTAAGATTATCGCCTAGAGCGTTAGGTGAAGCGATTGAAACGTTTACTATTGCTGAAATGACGTTAGGGTTGCCGTCTAAATTAAAGACTTTAAAGAAAGTTTATGCTGAAAAAGATGTTTCTGCGTATTTTGACCAGTTTAGGAAGAATGAAGTTCTAAGAGATAATTTTAAAGAATGGATTGCTAGTCGTGGCGGGTTTAAGAAGAATATAATCGGTGGTGATGTTGAACAAGCGCTTGATGATGTTATTAATTATTATGAGGTTAAGTTTAGGCAGAATCCTCAATTAATGGCAAAAGTTGTTGAGAATCAGTCGTTTGGCAAGATATTTATGGATAAGTTAGGGGATGAAACTGCACAATTAAAGTTTGCGTTAGAGAAAGCTCCTTTAAAATCTAATTTACAAGCTGTTGCAGAGTTTAAGTTACCTACTATGGTAACGGCATCACAGGCGTTAAAGACGTTAGTTAATGCTGGTGTATCAAAAGAAGAGATTGAGTTTAGCGGGGTTGAAGAGTTTTTGAAAGGTAAAGATAAAGTATCTAAGCAAGAGTTGGTTGAGTATATTGATAAGAATAAAGTTGTGGTTGAGACGGTGGTAAAAGGGGGGAAAGCAGAACCAATAGCGTTTGATGGATGGACAGAAGAAGATATAAGAAGTCATTATAGTGATTTGTTCGGGCATGAAACTACAAAACCTATAGAGGAAGTTAAGCAATCTATTGCAGAGTTTGAACGTGAGGATTTGAATAGGTATGAACCGCCAACTGCTACTAAATACTCCAAATACCAACTTCCCGGCGGAGAGAATTATCGAGAGACGCTGTTAAAGTTGGCAGATGTTAGGACTGGGTGGACAGCAAAACCAACAATGAAAATGGATGTTGGGGATAAATCAGCTTATGATGTTTTTAATAAAGATGGCAAAAGAGTGGATAATAATGTTATTGCATTGACTCCAGCAGAAGCGATAATAAAAGCAAGAGAGCCAAGAGCAGGCAGTTTTCAATCCTCCCATTGGGACGAACCAAACGTCTTAGTCCACCACAGAACAAACCAAAGAACAGACGTACAAGGCAACATAGGTACATTTGTCGAGGAGATACAAAGCGATTGGCATAGAGAGGGGAAGAGTAAGGGGTATAGAGGAACAACAAAATTAAGTCCAGAAGAAATAAATAAACGTATTTTAGATTTAGAAGCTAAAGGTAAGAACGCCACTTCTGAAGAAAAACAAGAATGGGCAAACTTAATGTCAATTCGAGAGCGGAAAGGTGTCCCCAACGCCCCATTCAAACAAACATTTCATGAGCTTGCATTAAAAGACATCATCCGTCAAGCAGTTGAGCGCGGGGATAAGTTTGTTGCGTTTATCTCAGGTGATCAGACGGCGGATAGGTATGATTTGAGTAAACAGGTTGATAGAATTGAATATATTGAACAATCAAATGGTAAATATGCTTTTAATGCTTTAAAAGATGGCGCAGTAAAGGCAGGGAAAAGTGATTTATCTATTGAACAAATTGGAGAATATCTTGGCAAAGATATTCAAAAAAAGATTGCTGAAAATTATGGATTCCCAGATAATGCTGGGTTTAAAGTCATTGAAGGGACAGATTTAAAAGTCGGCGGCGAATGGGCGAAGAAGTTCTACGACGAAATTTTGCCTAAGGCCGCAGAGAAATATATTAAGAAGTGGGGCGGGAAGATTGAGGATATTGATGTTGGCGTGCCTTTACAAGATGAAGCTGGGACTGAATATGGAACAACAACCCAAAAAGGCTTCTACCTAACTCCTCAAATGATAAAAGAAGTTAAAGAGATAGGTCAGCCGTTGTTTGGAAACCGATTGGCTGGTGGGATTGAAAAGTTGATGGAAGAGCGAGGGACTGCTGGTGTTGAAGGAAGTGAACCGTTGCCTGATGATATGCCTGAAAAACCGTTGATATTTAATGAATTAGAAGGAGGCAAAAATGCCAAAGGAACTAGAGCAGAAGTTACGAAAGC